AATGTTTTGAGTACTGCGTCAGACAAACATTATCATATAGATGGTGTTGTAAGCTCAAAACTTGCGACGCCACTGCGTCGTTTGAAGGTCGTATAAGTGCATCTACCCGAGGGCAACGGAAACTCCAAATATTGGAGTTGCCCTCGGGCGCGAAGCGCTTCCTAGTTTATAGATGCACAGGTGACACCATGACATACGGTATTCCAAGGGTTGGTTGCGAATACCCATCAATTAGATGGCAATACATTGATAAGATTGAACAGCAAAACGACAAAGTCGAGAGAAGCTGTACAAATCCAATATACGTACCGAATATAGGACGAGATGCGGCCATGCTGCCGTTGAACAGCGTAAGATGCAGGAAATGTGAGAACTGCATGCGGCAACGGAAAGCGGAGTGGGTAGAACGCGTAGCGAAAGAATGGTACGTCCACGAACGCACATGGTTTTTGACGTTTACATTTGCGGAATGTAAAACCGTCATAAATCAAGGCAAACGTAATGAAATGATAGTTTGCCCTAAAATGGATTCTGAGACATTTACAGAACCACTTTATCCCAAATATGCGGATATACAGCTATGGCTAAAACGAATTAGAAAAAAACACAAAATCAAATTTCTAAGCGTAGAGGAGTTAGGAGAGCAAAATGGAAGATTACATTGGCATATCGTCCTACACTGTAGTAGCGGTCTCACAGGAGACGAAATGCAATCCCACTGGGATTATGGAAAGCTACACAGCAAATTGGTTACAGATGGCGATATCGGATCTTATATCGCAAAATATGTCACAAAAGCAGGAAACCTCAGAGGTTCCTTGGGTTACGGTCAGACGGACGCATTATTCGAGAAGCTCGGGGGACGAGCTGATGAAGACTTTAAGTACTATGTACGGACCGGAAAGAAGACAGGCATACTCAATGCTGAACCAGAAATCAGCATTGGACCTGTCGGACGTCGTATCGCGATTAGCACAACCGACGTCAACAGGATTAGATTGCTACAGCAAAAAGAAGAAGCCCTCGAAGGAAATGGTTGCATGGACGATGAGGGCAATATCCCTTGGTGATTATATTGACGCAAGAACAGTCAGTGAACTAATAGAGGCCGTCAAGATATATGGATGTGAATAGGTCACTACGAACGTTGGCATTTGCAACGCTCACCCCGAGAAAGCATCGCAGGGGACCTATAGACTACCCGCCGCACACATATTGCTACTGATCAAAAAAGGAAAGTTTTAAGGATGCCATATGTAGATTTAAACGTCGGAGCAACAGCGACGAGTAAAACCTCAAGAACAGCCGCACGAACAGTCGCGGCTGAATTGCCATCAATAAGCAGAAACAAAGGTGGTTTAGGTCTTAAGATCGGCAACACGATACTCCAAGCGATTAAAGGAACAGGTATTGGCACAGCGATAACGTCAATACTAACACCTACGACAGTGGCAGATTCAACGTGGGGAGTATCTCAATATACGCAGCAACAGCAGTATTTAAATAAATCCATAAAAACAAGTGTAAGCACTATCAGTGCAAAAGATGAGGTATCAGAAATACCCAAATACACGGCGTTGCATGGATACGATGTACAGGATGTAGAAACATCGAACATAAGCACTGTTAGGTTGCCAAGCGTGGGCGCTGTAGAGGCACCAATAGTGATGGATGAGTCCATTCCGTTGAGTGGAGCTTATTATGAGGATGATATTATACGAAGAGCGAAAACGGGTTCTACTACGACGACTATATCGCCAATTTCTAGAATAGTAGAAGAGGCGATAGACGACGAGAAGGCGACAGGTGTGGTGATCGCAACAAAGCCACGACAGGGTGCGAATGGACAAATATTATTAGGAGTTAATGGTATGCCCACGTACGAAGACGCTACGAAGGGCACGCAAGGGGTGATTACACCTGCGAAGGACTTGGTGATACAAGTACCAAAGTTTGAGACAGAAACTAAGCTCGAAATTGATAAAAGCGGAGTGATGACAATTTCTCGAAGCGTTTTACGCACAGATCGGAGCAATAAGAAGCAAAAGAAAGATAAAAAGGGACGTGCTGGTAAAGCATATCGAATTGCGCTTCGAGTAATAAATAACACAGTCGGACATGAAATGTTTGACCTGTGGATGGCTTTTATTGACAACCTTAAGACGCCCGAAGAGGAAGGAAAAAGTCATAAGTGGATGTTCAGAAAAGCTTTTGCGCCAGTTTATGATCCAGTAGAAGAACGATGGAGCTATAAACCAGTGACTGCCAAGGCTGCCATTGAGGGGTTTAACGATGGCACACTGGAGTTGGACGTCGCGGGATTTATGCGCGATGTAGCACAGAACCAAATAGAAGACCTTGTGATAGCGAAATTATCGCAAGGGGCCGATCGCTGGCGCGCACAACAGGGCCGCGTCGTGGGGGTCGGGTTTGGAGAGGCAATCGGTTACGCGCCCGACGTTGGACGACTAGAAGAAGGACAGCGTACCGAATATTTCGATCCTGATGAGTTTATCAGGCGGCAAGTACCAAACGTAGAATTCAGCGCAAAGTTTAGAATGTAGCCTGTCTATTGACATAACGAAAAAAATCCACAATTTTAGAATACGTCAAAATTACGGGAAAAGGACATGATCACATGGCTTACAGGTCTACTCGCCGCACGACTAAAACTAGTCGCACTTCTAATAGCAATAAGCGCACTGCTGCTAATCGCAGCGTGCGCAAAACTAAACCTAAAACCTCCACAGCTCAGAAACGAGCTATCGAAGCCGCTTTCAAGCGTGGAGTCCGAAGTGGCATGCGGCGACGCCCAGGCCGTCGTAGTTATTTCTATTCCTGAGGGATTAGAAGTACACAGACCTGATTTCATTCAATGGTTGAATGATACAGGCCGATTGAACTAGCCTCCCCTAGTCAATCGGTGGGGAGTGTATGCAGCACTCCCCATTTTTTTTGAAACGAAAGAGGAAAAAACATGGCAAATTTAAAAAGACAAATCCGAAAACCGCGATTTGTAATTGGTAACGCGGGCAAGTTTGGTCGGCTTGTACCGTTCACCTATCATAGCGTTTATGCTGGAGAATCTCAGCATAACATTAAGACTATGATGAATTTCATGAGTAAACCAGTTGAACAACGTATGTCAGGAGCAACGTTGGATATCTGGTATTATTATATCCCATGGCGTTTGGTATGGAGCGATTTCCCAGAATGGGTGATGGGGGACTCAACACTAACGGTACCAGCAACAAACGCAACAGCAGGTAACGCGCTGTTCGGAGTACAATCATTAGGAGCGCAAGCGCACTTATTGGCTTCCGCCTATGAAATGGTTGTTAACCATTATTTCCGAGAGGAACACGATCAGTACGCAGTAAGTGCTGATCCTGCGGTGTTGCCTATCGTAGATCGAACAGCAGAAACTCAAGGAGACGAAGACTACGAAGAAGAAGACGAATCAATTGACGTTTCAGGTGGTACGTTATCCATCCGTGAATTAGAGCGCAGACGCGCTCGGTTAGCGTATGAGCGACGGGTGGAATCGTTGGATGGTAAATATACATCGTTCCTGCGTGCGCAGGGCGTAAACGCAAATGAAACAGTGTCGCAGGTACCAGAATTTGTCGGTCATTACCGTAAATACATCAAACCATCAAAAACGATCAACGATACAACGGGATTGTCTGTACAGACATACGCACACGAGTGTAGTCATACTCTAACGAAACGACGTTTTTTCCAAGAACACGGTGTGATTATTGGATGCGCGTCAATTCGCCCGAAGGTGCACCTAAACGGCGGGTTTAATGCGGATGCGTATCAATGGACGACTCCGCAACAATTCCCGCACGTGGGGATGCTGGCAGAGCATAAGAAGATAGCGAATGAGAATTTCGCAAGCCGAGGTGCAAATGAAAACCAAACCTCGGGAACGCCAGCAACGTATCTAAACATAGACCATTATCTATGGAACGGGCGAACACACGTATTGAATACCGAGAGCGGTTATATCAATTCGTATGATCCAGCTGATGATGAGACAGCACTGTATCCATCAGGAGCGTGGGACAATGTTTTGAGTACTGCGTCAGACAAACATTATCATATAGATGGTGTTGTAAGCTCAAAACTTGCGACGCCACTGCGTCGTTTGAAGGTCGTATAAGTGCATCTACCCGAGGGCAACGGAAACTCCATGTATTGGAGTTGCCCTCGGGCGCGAAGCGCTTCCTAGTTTATAGATGCACAGGTGACAC